CGGCCAGAGCTACCCGGTCATCGACCGTGGCGCTAGGCTGATCCTTGATGTCCTGGTCCAACGTATAGAGCTTGCTTGCGAGCGCTGCCTGCCGCTGTGCATCGATGGAGCCGAGGATCGCATCGTTGACAAGCTGGCGCTGCGTCAATTCATCCCGCAGCCCATCGATCTCTTTGTTGATCGTCGCAACCTGTTCACCGGACGCACGCTGCTCGAATATCGCGCGGAGCTGCGGTTCCATCTCGGCGAATTTTTTAGACTCATCCGCAGTTTTCCTATAGCTCAGCGCCAGCAGCGCATTGCTGATTGTCGCCTCGCGTATCGCGGCATCGCCTTCAAGATTCGCGGCGGCCATGTTGCGCGTCTGTTGAATCGAGAGCGCCGCAGACTGCTGCTGGTCCACCAGTCCCTTGCCATATTCATTCAGAGCCTTCAGAGACTCCTCGCTGGCGACTTTCTGCTGGATGGCGGCTTGCTGTGCTGCCGGTAGAGACTGCCCCTGCTTGAGACGGCCTTCATCGATGAGCCTGTTGGTCAATTCGAGAATGATGCCGCGCGCTTTCTCCTGCGCAGCAACCTCCGCAATCTTGTCAGGCGTAGCCCCTAGAACAGCGAGATACGCCTTCTGCTGCTCAATAGCTAAGTCGAGCTTGCGCAGCTCATCGCCGACAATGTCCTTTTGCGGCTTGCCGAGGCCTGAGGTGTCAGGAGGCGGCTTTACAGGGGGCGGCGTGGCCGCAGGTGGGATCAGCCTGAGAAAACGCGGGTCGATGCCTTCGCGCTGCGCCTTTGCCCGGTTCAATGCGGCGATATCCGTGGCATCCAGCGACGGCATCAGCAACGCGGCCGCCTTTGCCTTTACCCATGTCGCCGCAGTGCTGATGCCGTCGATGATGGATTTGGCCAGCGAATTCTGCTTGATCCAGTCCACCGTCGCCGACCACAGGTTTTTGATGTCAGTCATCAGCTTGCCGAAGAACGTGCCGACAGGTGCGAGCGCATCCTTCATCTCGATCCATGCAGCGTTCCACGTATCCCGCAGCTCGTAGGTCTGACCCTTCACGGTGAAGGTGCTGTCACGGAACTTATAGATCGCGGCGGTGAGGCCGGTGATTGCGGTGATTGCCAGCAGTATCCAGCCAACAGGACCGGAGAAGGCCTCGCCCAGCATCAAGGTGGCAGTCTCAGCGATGCCTTCGGAGGCCGCTAAGCTTCCGAACGTCTTCGCCAGTCCCCACACCCACGTAGAGAACTTTCCAAGAAGAGGAAGCACGCGTTCCAGGCCGAGGAATCCGACGGTCAGCTTATCCAGTCCCTTGCCGATATTCTCGATGCCGCCCTTTTGCAGATCCCCGATGACAGGAATGACAATCGTCGCCAACTTCATCGCGGCCAGCGCTTCCAGCGCCACCTTGAGCGCATGCGCATGCGTCACTGCAAAGTCCAGCGCATCGCCCAGCAGGTGAACGGCCTTGACCACCTCGCCGCCAAACGATTTCGCAAGGTCCTGCAGATTCGACGTATCAGCGATCTCGATCAGCTTCTGCAATAGTTCGTCCAATGCAGGAAGCGTGGCTGACATCAGCGAATAGCCGAGGCCGGTGAATATGGACCCTAGCTTCTTGAGCTTGTCATTCACCTCTGCCGCGACTTGCGTGGTGGATGTGCCAAACGCGAGACCAAAGCGGTGCGCCTCTTCGTTTATCTCTGCCTGCTTCTCACCCAACTGGTTCAACATTGGGATTATGGCAGCGCCACCCTTACCGAAGACCGCCATCGCGAGTGCGGTCTTGCCGGAGCCATCGGCCATGTTGGAGAACTTGACCGCTAAATCCTCCATCACGACGCCAGAATCTTTCAGGTGCCCGTTGGCATCCTTGGTCGAGACCGCGAGGCGATCAAAGATGCGCTGCATCTGGACGTTGCCGTTCTGAGCCTTGAACATCGACTGACTCAGCTTTTCAAGCCCCTTCCCGAGCGTTTCGTTGTCAACGTCGGCTAGCTTCGCGGCATAACTCAGCACCGATAACGTCTCAGCAGTCGTCCCCGTCTTCTGCGCCAGCTTGCCCATTTCGTCCGCGGCATTGATGGCGCCCCTGATCAGTGCGGCCGTGCCGGTAGCGACGGCAGCGCCCATCGCGATGCCCACCGCAGCTATCTTTTCCAGCGACCGCTTGATGTCGTTGGCGCTTTTTGCTGCAAGGTTGCTGGCTTTTCCCATCTCTGAGGTAAATGAGGCCGTCGACGCTTTGAGGTCGATAGTCAGAGTGCCGACAACAACGCTCATAGCCGCATGCCTTTCAGGTCGAGTGCGAGACTTTTGAGGATCAGCGCAGCTTCTTTCTGCTCAGCCAGGTCCTCTTCATCGTCTTCGTCCTCTTCGTCGTCGTCGTCCGGATCGAGGATAGAGACGAGTTCCTTGCTGATTGAGCGCAATTGGGCGAGCGTGACCGCATCGGGACTGACTGCCGCATCGCGCACGATGCGTATCGCGTCATCGAGTGATTTAACGTCGGTGACGAGAGCGTTTTGGTTCGCCGGGAAGGCTACCAGGCTTATCTCCCAGAGCCGAACCTCGAGGAGTGTCCGAACGCCCGATTGATCGACGGTATATCTTCCCTCGACGCAGTCGTAGCCTATAGAGAGCCCGCGAACGCTCTTGAATTTGAGATTTGAATAGGCATCCCGACCTGCTTGGGTCTCGAGATTGAGCAGGCCATTCGTCACCAGGCCCTTGGAACTATCGCTGATCTTCGCTCTGCCGACGGGCGTGCTCGAATCGTGCGCCCAAAGCAAGGTATATCCATCGCCCTGGCTATTGATTGCTTGGGTGAACGCGCCAGGCGCGACGATATCGCCATACAGATCGGGAGATCCGCCGTATGTCGATGCAAGTCCGACGAAGGAGCCCGTCTCATCGAGCCCCTTCGTCAGCTTCAAGGTGAAGTCTTTGGTTCGCCGCTTCATAGTTATCCCTTTCCAGTCCAGCCGTTTTCTTCCTCTCCCCTTAACTACGGGGAACTAGGGGCTGGTGGTGAAGGAACCGGTGATGAAACTGGCCGGACGCTTGGTGATGAGCGCCATGCGCTTCTCCGCGCGAATCGCGACGAGGTTCCGAACGAAGTAGTCGCTGTGCTCGGTGGAGATCTCGACCTGCATCTCCATGCGGTCGCGAATCTCGGCCGCTACCGGACTGCCACTGCCGACCAGGAAGGTCCCCGCAGCCATGGACGTGGTGGGAACCACATCGAGCCCGAAGATATTCGGGCGCACCGCCACCTGTGGATCGCCCAGGATGTACCGCCCGAACGAGTCCTTGGTCAAACGGATGTCCCACCAGTCGCCTGAATTGATGACAGCGAAGGTAGGATCGATTTCCTTGGCAAGGTTGATCTGCTTGATCGAGGTGGCGATCACATCGATCTTGTTCCAACCCTTGGCAGCAGATGGAAGCAACGCGGTGTTGAAGGCCGCGGCCTGCGGGAGAAGGCCGTGCAGGTTCTCGCCCGTATTGTCGCCCGCGAGGAGCTGCAGCTCCTCCTCGAGGTCGATGTAGTACGGAACCGAAGTCTGCAGAAAGCTCATCAATTCTACGAAATCATCAAGGACCTGGCGAGTTGCCGGTATCCATGTGGCGATCAGCCGAATCTTCTCGCTGTCGGATTGGAAGGTCACAGCGTTTTCCGGCTTGACTGAGGCCTCAGGTACTGGCGACGCGATGGACAGCGGGCTGCTCACTTTGACGTAGTCGACTACCTGCATCGTGGTCGGGCTTGCGTAAAGCAAATTGCGGATCTTGAGGACCTGCCGCGCTTCCGGCGTGATCCCGGGAATGCGATCGATCTGGAGAACGCCGCTGGTGGCCGCGCCTACCGGGTTCAGCGCATCGCCGCCGGCGGAGCCGGAGGTGATACCGCTGATGATGGACTTGCGGCTCATGAACTCCAGGACCTCGGCGCCCTTCAACGTGAAGTTCGCTCTGCCCTTTCTGTCACGAAGCAGGCGCTGAACGCTCTCGCTCTCCTGGA